AATATGGACCTCCGCGTTTGGGTCGGCGGTGGTATACGCCCCCGCCAGGTCGGCGGTAATGTTCCGCCAACCCGTATCCCCATACGTCATCTGCCAACGTGAATTGTTTGCATCCCACTGGAACAGGCGACGACCAACAGACTCGTCGGTGTAGAAACCGAGGTTGGTGATGGGGGTGCCTGGTAGCGCCCACTGGCCGCCAGCACCCAAATGCAGTGAAAAGCAGTCTAAATAGTGGACGCTTGAAGTAGTTGCGGCACCGCCGATGACATACATCCAAACTGACGCCGCCGTGTCAGGGACAACAACCGTAAAGATGCGGCGACCCCACGAACTTGTAGAAGGAATTGCCTGACTGCCCACGTCAGTAATGGTCGCGCCACCAGCAGTGAGCCAACGGAACCCAACCGAAAAGTTAGCCACAACGCCGGTTGACTTGACCGAAAACATGCCGGTGATCGTCTGCCCCGGTGTAACTGCGGCGGTTGCAGGGTAGCCGTGTCCTACATAAAAGTCAGTAGCAGCAGCGGTAACTTCCAGCGAGCCAGTCCCCACCAAATATTGGCTAGTGGAATGCGCAACCGTGCAACTGGCAAACATCGGGTAATGTCCGTCAATGCTGTTGTTGTCTCCCGCAACGCCCGTTTCGACACTGGCCTGGTTTGCGGTGAGCAGGTTGCCGACAGTGGCCGATGTAACTCCGCCGCTGATCTTGGAAATGTCGATAGCTGCATCTGTTTTAACATCAGCGTTAACAATTGAATCGTTAACAATCTTTGAAGAGTCAACTGAATCCGCCGCCAATTTTGCTAGCGTCACCGAACCGTCTTGAATTTTGGCGGTACTAATACTGTTATCAGGAACCATGACGATTCCTTGCTGTGCTACTTTGACTACTACCGTCGCCATTATACTGTTACACCAGAACTCAGATTAATTCTTCCCGACACAATGGTATCAATAATTGCGGGCGAAATTGTTTGCACGAACGTTCCAGTACCAGACACGGTACTAGCATTGTTCACTGTCACTGTTAGTGTAGTGCCATTGACTACTGAAATCTTTGAAGCCGCGCCCACCCCGGTACCAGTTACGGACATGTACTTATACAAACCAATGTTGTTTGGACTAACGGTGATTGTTGGCTGACCCGATGTTCCGGTAATTGTTTTAGTAATAGTATTGGTGGACGCCAATCGTTTAATAACGATGTCGTAATATAATGTGGTCCCAACGTTGGGTTGAGCGAATCCGGTGCTAGCGTCAATAAGAAACTGTTGTGGCAAGTACAGCATAAACTTATGGCTATCGTCTGGAGGAAAGAAGAACTTTGGTGTGGTTGTCAGCGTAGAAATATCATCGGTAGAGGTATTGATTGTTACTACTGGTGTACTAGCATTGTCATTAACGTTACGCACCGACATTTTTGTATCACCGGACACGCTTGAGATTGGAATGTTCTGTCCGAGAGAGTCAGTGTACTCAAATGTGGCCTGATAGGTTTCATTCTTGGTTAAATTGATATCAAATCGCTGACTCATTACTGTACCGCCTCATACTTAATCATACTATAATGGTACCACAGTCTAGATTAGAGTCAAACCGCCGAGATATTCTTTCAGTTCTTCCGGCATTTTTGCGGGCGGTGGCTTAATCACACCGTCTTGATTGTCTTTTGTCTGTGGAGTACGTTGCTTATCAGCCAATGACATTACTACTACTTCGGAAGAATCATCACGAGGGGTACGACTAATAGCATTAAACACCGCCCCACACACAGCATCGGCTAAATCTTTGCCACCCTGTCGTGGGTGATCTACCTTATCCTTAATGATCCGCAACTGCTTGAGTTCCTTACGCAGAATCTCTGTGTCTGGTCCACGAACATGATCTTGCATCAGAGCCATCTTGAAGTCATCATAATGTTTCTTGGCTACCGACAATTTCTCTGCGTTAATCCCTAGCGCGTTGAGTTCCATCATCATAGTGTGGGACTGCCAACGGTCGAACGTCACCGCCCGAACATCAAACCCTGATCGCTTCACGCCCACAATAAAATCTCGTACGTCATCGAAGTTCACCGACTGTGCTTTTGATGGAGTCCACCAATACACGAAGTCCACAACTATTACTGGATCATAGTAGTGGTTGCCCATAACGTACGCCGTATGAATCCACGAATCAACGTGTGCCATTGCTACCGCGCAACGGTCATTCTTCTGTGCCAAGTCAACGTGCATGAAGTAGCGCGTCTCGTCCTTGGGCATGAACCATTCTTGGAACGCTAAGCCCTCTTCAATTGGGGGTGGTAGGCAGAAGGTGGCATCAATTTTTGCGTGGTCCTTGAAGTACCCACCTTCGGCTTCTGGTGGCATACACGCAAATCGCTGCAACGCATCGTCTGGATCTGAATAGAAAGCATTACGAAAGTCTTCAATCTTTCTCGTGGGATTGACTTCCCACGTTGGTCGTTTGAGTGCAAACACTTTCGGCAATGCGTACATGGCAATGTGATCTTCTTCCCAAGTGATCGTGAATTCATTCTCGGACAGACCATCGGGTAAATCATCATTGATCTTAAAAGTGTGGTTGCGCAGAATGACATCCTTGTCGGCAATGCACCCATTGTAGCGTTGACTGATGTAATCTTCCTTGAATCGTGGGAACGACAGCAGCACAACCTTTCCCAAGTCTGGGAATCGTGAGTCCACTGTGCCACGGAACGCCTTGTAAATTGCGTCACCAGTCTTGGACAGTGCGTGTCCCGTACTTGATTCAATAGCGAAACCAGAAATTTCGTCAAGGATGGCGGTAAAAAGGTTTAGACCCTCGTGTGATTCTCGTTCAGAGTGTCCAGAGTATACGGTGATAGATTTATTGAATTCAATGTATTCCGTCTTTGCACTAAACCGGCCCTGGAACCACGGCGACTTTTCAATCTTTGATTTGAATCCCTTGAAGAATACGTTACGTGCCTGATTAGCGTTGATGGCTACGTTCATAATGTCGATAGCGTCACCCGAGGGCTTACCATAATATTTGGCGGGGTCAGTTAAACACAACAGTTTGTATACAATGTATGCTACCGCCACCGTACTAGTGAAGTCCTTACTACTTACCCGAATTACCATTGAGAACAAGATTTGCAACGAAATTGTGCGTGTCTACAGCAGTCATGGTAAATACGGGTTGTGGCATCACCTCCTTAGTAACACTCTTAATTTTAGCAAAGAATAAATCACCGGAATAGTGCGATTGAGATTTAACATCCTTGTACTGTTCAATTCCTTGATCCAACAAATGTTGTTTGTCAAACAACTTTACTTGTGATCCAAACCTACGAAAACCTTCGGCGTCTGAAATAGTTAAATAGTATGCTCGTTGACCATTTAATTTCTCTCCATCATATGTGTATGTTGGTATTCTAGATCGTAAACTTGCAATAACACCTAATCTAGTTAACAGTCGCTGAATACCAATAGCAAGATTTTCACTAATAGTCGTGTACTCTAATACCCAACGACTCTTTTTCTTACCATTTTTTTTATAGTACACGGTTCCATCTGTTCCCCACAGCGCGCTAAAGAACAGCGCAATTTGCCTATCAGACAATCCCCACACTACGTCTGGAATTACTTTATCATTAGCACGAGTACCCCACAGTCCGTACTTTTTAGAAACTGATAGTGCCCAAGGACTTTGCCTTATACCACTGCGAACAGCAGTCATTGCCTTACCATTAGGATTGACGATTACATTTGGGTTATCTCCATGACTACGCAGAATACTTAAGTATTTTTCCTGTGCTTCTTTATCATTATTTGAAAAGTCCATGTTAATTATTCTGCGCCTTGGCTCATCTATTGGCATCATTCCATCACCGAGCCACCACCCCAACAAAAGAACTTCGTTGTCGTCAATTTCTTGTGGAGAAGAACAATATGTCTTTGCTGCCAAAGCAACTCTATCTCCGATGGCGCATTTTTTTAATTTAACACGATTTAACGACTTATCGTAAAATGAGTGATCTGGCGAAACTGTTACTGAAACACCTTTCTCTAGGTCTACTCTGTAAACTTCTGAGTATCCTTCACACCATGCTTCTGTACTATCTTGAACTACTGACTTTTGATCATACCCCTGGACTTTTGCAGACGTATTTTCCATCAATGAAGCAATTGTATTCCACTGACCTGTTTCTGGGTTGTAAACTTCATCAGTAGCAATGTGGCTTCCCTTACCTAACGCTAGAATTAATTCGTTCTTGGTGTAATGTTTGTAGTGTTCTCGACCGGCTTCTTCGCCCATCAATTTAATCAGATCCTCTTCACGATAGATCTGTGACATA